GCATACGCAGCACGTAAGGAGCAGTTGGCGCGTACCAATGCCATCGTTGCCCCGGTAGTCAGCGTTCTGGATGCTGCTGGTGGCGACTTCTGCTACAGCATTGCTCAGAACTACCGCAACGGCTACGTACCACAAGGTCGCGCCAAGGACATCGTGATCGAGATTGTTGCCAAGCAGTCTGGTCGCAAGGGTTCGGCAGCTTATGAGGCCGCATTAAATGGCGCTGCAAAACTGGTGGAATCAATCGAGATCGAGATCAAGCAAAATTATTAAAAATAATTTTGAAAAACGCTTGCCTTTCGAATTCATTGGCCCTATAATTCATTCCACGGTTGATTAAAACCGGATAACTTATAACTTGGAGCTACAACAAAATGACCACATCTTCTAGAATCCAGATTCGCGGTAACTGCCAGTGCTGCGGTAACGACCAGGCCGTCGTGCGCGGCTTTATGAGTCAGCACGGCTACACCGTGAACAACGGCTGGTTCAACGGCGTCTGCTCTGGCCAACACTACGAGCCAGTCCAAGTAAGCCGAGTGCAGACTGACCGGATTGTCGAGTCGGTTCGTGAATCGGTTGCAGCGTTGCGAGTTGAGCTTGAGGCTGTAGCGTCTGGCAAGGTAACGCCAAAGACAGTCGTCAAGGGATACGGCAAGAATCAAACTGAGATTAAGTTTTCCGATGCCACCTTGTGCGACCAAGCACAAGCGGTAGAAAGTCTGAAGCGTGCCATTGCCCACCGCATCAATGCTGGTGAGGACTTTGCCAAGCACTTGGAAGCGGTAGCTAACAAGTACCACGGCAAGCCCCTGACTGAAATCAAGCTGGACGAAGTCGGGGTAACTGTCGGCTCTATTGTTAAAGTATACGGCTCTGCGGTAACAGTAACTAAAATCGAATATCGGGTGGCGCGAGGCGTCGGTTCAAGCGTCAACGGACAGCATATCTTGCACGTCGTCTTTGAGCGCGATGGAAAAGAATTTGCATACCCAAAGCGTTTTGCGAAATTAGTCTAACCAACCATCAGCAGCCCCCTACGGGGGGCAGAGGAGCACGACCATGATCAAGACATCAAACAAGGCAGCACGCAAGCTTGGCGCGGATCTGGCCATCGAGCTGCACGCACAGCGCACGGTAGCAGCCCGAGGAGGCGTGTTTGCAGCAAAAACTGTGCTGCTCGATCAGTTCGATTGGCGCACGCAGGACGAGATTCAGTACGGTTTTAACGCGAAGCTAGACGAGCTGGAACCGCTGTCGTCTCCTCGCAGGGGGCAGCTGCTGTCCTGCTACTTTATGGAGACAGATAAGCTGTCTTTAGCTAAAAGAGTTGGGCTGTAATGTTGTACGAGGTGATGTGTATTGCGGTCGCAATATACTGGGAGGCCAGAGGTGAACCACTCGCTGGCCGTTTCGCGGTGGCAGAAGTAGTGATTAACAGGATGCACGACCCGCGCTACCCGGACGATGCCTGCAGTGTGGTCTACGACGGAGGAGAGACCTACCGGGAATGCGCGTTTAGTTTTTACTGTGACGGCAAATCAGATCAGCCTGATCTCGACAGCGTGTCTTGGCTTTCTGCGCAGCGTGTAGCGCAGGCTGTGTACGAGGGGCGCAGTGCTCCGGTGGTAGGAGATGCTACGCACTATCATGCCCTATGGGTTCACCCGGATTGGGCAAGCAGTGGCTACGTTGTAGCTACAATTGATAACCATATTTTTTATCGAGGTGTGAAATGACAATATCACTACTACGCGGCTGGCTGAACGTGGCACGTGCGCAGTACGCCCTGTCGCGGGTATACCTGTCAGTAGCAAACAAGAGGAAGATGCCACGTGGCCCCGCCCTTTGCGCTTGCCGACACTGGCGCAACGAGATACTTACAACAGCAATCCAGCTGCGCGTCGCGCTGCTAAGGAGGAAGGTATGAACGCTGAACTGGAGAAATGGGCGGCATCGTGCCAATTCTGGTGCCATGAATCAAGCGCCTTTGTAGTTAGCAAAGACGACCTCCGCGAGTTGTTCGCAGGCAAGGTGCTGGTGCCGGTGGAGCTGCTGAAAGAGATGCAGGTCTACCTGAGCAGTAACCGCCTATCAAACCAACTGCGCGCCATCATCGACAAGGAGAGTGAGAAATGAAGCTGTACTTTACTAATTCACGCTGGGTAGGCACTAAAGAAGAAGCTATGAATATAGCCAAGCAGTTCGGCGTGGGGTGGGAACTCATAGACGTCCCATATGACAAAGCGGGGCTTATAGAGTTCCTCAACCAGCTGCAGCTCCCAGCCGCTGCGGTTGAGATTGTTGCCGCGCCTGAGGCGGCTGCCGAGCTTACGCTAGCGCAAAAGCAGGTGCATCGCACCGCCATAGAAGCTGCAATACTAGAGTCCCCGCTATCTGTTGCGTATTCTTTGGCTGAATTGGTCATGAGCCGGTTGAGTGAGTTTGCATACCACATAGAGAAAGAGAAAAATAATTGTGAAAAACGCTTGCCTTCCTGAAAACTATCAGGCTATAATTCATTCCATAGCTTTATAACGTAGATAACTCATAGCAAGTTAACCAAAAAGGAAAACGAAAATGATGATAAAAGCAACAGTAAGCGGGATGAAACCTTTTACTTGTGAAGAACTGCGCCAGCACATTGTGCAGACAGATGCAAAATTCCAGAAGATGCCCGCCAGTCTGCGCCGCAACAGCATGGAGCAATGGCCTAATCACAAAAGCGCAATAGTGCGCGAGATTCAAAGGCGCGAGGATTTGATCGAAGCGCAGAACGAGCACTACGGAAGCTGTGACTACGAGCATTCATTTTACTAAACAACCACCGCCAAGGATGGCGACAGATAACTTAATAACTGGAGACTTGAAATGACACAACCCATCACTATTCGCATCACCAACAACTACGGTAACAAAACGGTTTATCCGGTTTGCGAAGTAGCTCTCAGATTAGCCGACTTGATCGGCACTAAAACCTTTACCGACGCCGCTTGCAAAAAACTGGTCAGCCTCGGTTACAGTTTGAATGTTCAGCAGCAAACCTTTTAATAACTAATAGCTGGAGAATTGAGATGGGTTTAATAATCTTTGCAGGCGATTGGGTATACACAGAAGCTGATAAAGAATGGCACCGGGTAGTAGACTGCGACGGGGGCATGTACGCTAAGCTGGATACCGGGTTTTGGGTCTGTGCGCAAGAGCCAGACGTAGAAAAAGCGTTGTCTGCAGATGAATTCGCACAGCTCCGCGCTGTTAACTAATAACTAGGAAATTAAAATGAAGCGAGCAGGTACAATAACTCTAATCTTCACTTTAACGGTCATAGGCTTCGGTCTAGCCGGTAATACTGATTACGAAGAAGACCTTCGCCAAGAGCAGGACTACTGCGCACGAGTAAGAGACCGCGTCCACACGGATTACAATAATCTCCAAAGCGTCTGCGAAGAACGCTACGGGAACACTGACAACCGAAGTCTGGAGACCACTAAGTGAGCTTTTTAAAATTCTCTAACATGACGACCCCGCAACTGTTATCATTCTACAACCGCCACAGCACTGTGCCGGTCAAGCGGTTTAGAGACCGCAAGACCGCCGAACGGAGGTGTACCGAGGTGTTTGACACTTTACTAAAAGAGGGGAAAGCGATTAAACAGAAGGTTGATAACTCTACCACTCGACCGAGCATGAAGGCGTCTCTCAAGCTCGACCGCACCCTCATTTGTTTGAGCAGCGGCGAGACCTGGAAGAACGCGTACCAGATGTGGCGCGACCATCCCGACTGGCTGACCAGCGCGCAGCAAGACCGATTGACCGCGCAGCTTTACGCCGCTGCAAAGATCGGTGAGCAAAAGATTATTCAAATCAACGAGCGCAGCTTCATGCTGGTCGCTGTCTCAGGGGCAACCGCATGAAAACCGTATTCCCGGAGCTGTCGCTCAACCGCGACGTTGTTAAGTGGGAGCAGCACTTAGGCACGCATACCCCGTGGGAGAACCATAAGGGTATGTGGTTCAAGCGGGATGATTACTTTGCCCCTCTCGGTTACAGTGGGCCTAACGGCTCAAAGATGCGCCAGCTTATCTGGTACGTCAATCGGTTCCGTGAGGGTAAGACCCACATTGTGACCGGCGCTAGTGTTCAGTCTCCGCAGCTGAGCATGAGCGCGATTGTCGGTGCGCATTACGGGTTACGCGCTCGGCAGGTAGTCTACAGCAAGCCGGAGACTGTGTTGCGTCACGAGAACCCGCGTATGGCCCACGGGTTCGACGCCGAGTTTGAATACGCCTCTGGCCCGTACAACCCTATTTTACAGCGTAAAGTAATTGACCTAACGCAACCTACATCACTCGTGGTCGAGTACGGCATCACTCTACCTCACGACCGTTATGCTGCGGAAGACGTGCGCAAGTTCCACGAAGTCGGCGCGTATCAGACCACTAATGTACCGCCAGAGGTCAGGCGCTTAATAGTTCCCGCTGGGTCTTGTAACTCGCTGACGAGCATAATGCTCGGCCTGAGTCGCGACCCACACAATATTGAAGAGCTGTTCACAATCGGCATCGGGCCAGACAAGCGCAGCTGGATGCGTGAGCGGTTAGCGTACATTGGTGTTGACGTTGATAACTTACCGTTTAAGCTCAAGCACTACAGCCTGCACGACAACGGGTACAGCAAGTACAGCGACCACTTTAAAGGGGAGGGTTTTGACGGGATCAGTTTTCATCCCACTTATGAAGCCAAGATGTGGCGCTGGTTGACACAACACGGGCAGTTAGCGTATGATGACAGCACCGCCTTTTGGATTGTAGGTAGTGCGCCTGACACTAAAGTGGTCGAGCCTTTTTATACGAGGAAGTCCGCATGACGGATTACAGATTGCCTGAAAACCGACGCAAGTATTTTGACGCGCTGTACCGGATGAACCTGCAGCATTGCGTTATGCCTGGACTGGTATACCTGTACATGCCGGAGTTAGCTCGCCAGTATAACTGGGACGCCGAGCAGAAGCTCTGGTTCGCTTACTTAAATGGTATGACGCAGAACCCGATCACCTCGCTGCGTTTATTTGAGCAGCTTCCGGTTGTTCCCCCGGCGACAGCGGCGTTAACCCGGTTCACCGACTGGTTCAATGCCGAGTGGGACACGCTGCAGTTTGACACCGACCGTCGGTATCAGAAGCGAGACACGATACAAGCTATAAAAAATTACGCGTTGTTGGTGGCTGAGCACGGTACACAGGTCAAGATGTTGACCGGCACATATGCTGAGCTGTGGGAGTTAGTACGTAATCGCTACTACAGTTTTGGTCGGTTGTCTTCGTTCTCATATTTAGAGTATGTTAAGATTATGGGGTATGGTGCTGACTGCGACGATTTACTTTTCAATGACAAGTCCGGTAGCAAGTCCCATCGCAACGGCATGCTGTTCTTGCTGGGTAAAGACGAGCTTGTATGGGACAAGCGCCTACTCAACGGGCAAGACGGTAATTACCCAGAGTTCGGTAAGATGTGCGGGTGGTTGACTCAGAAAACTGGCGAATATCTAGACACCTGCGGAGTACCGGGCGCTAGCAGGTTTACTTTTGAGTCTAACTTGTGCACGTTCAAAAATCACTTCTTCGGTCGTCGCTACCCCGGCGTCTACGCCGACATGGCGCAAGAGCGTATTGAGTGGGCCGATGCGCGTGGGCAGAGCGCGTATACGGCTGTATTCAAAGACATGAGAACGGCGCTGCCCGACTGGTTACGTGTTGAGTGCGGCGGGGAACAGCTGACCATTAACCAGAAAGCCGCCGTGTTCCCAGAGACCGGCGCACCTTACCGAGCGGAGCACTTTTTATGAGTCAAATTGTCAACATTCGCGGATGCAACGGCTCAGGTAAGACTACGATAGTGCGTCGCTTCCTGGACAAGCTGCCGTGCACTCCGCTGGGCGGAAAGCCTGGTAAACCCTTAGGCTACAGCGTAGATGCCTCCTCGTGGGGTATTAGGATGCCTGTCTACGTTGTCGGTAGTTATGAGAACGCCTGTGGCGGTACGGACGGTATAAACACGCAGGAAGAGATAGCAGAGCGAGTAGTAAAGGCATGGGGCCATGGTCATGTGCTCGTAGAAGGGCTGCTGATGAGCAAGTCGAGCGCCGGTGGACACGTAGCCCCGATTCTTAAAGAACACGGGGCTATCTTCGGGTTCTTGGACACGCCGTGGGATATTTGCTTGGAGCGAGTGTTGTCTCGTCGCTTAGCAGCGGGTAACGACAAGGTGTTTGACCCCGACAAGACAATGCGCACCGCGTATACACAATGTTTTAGAAGTGCGGAGCTATTAACTGAAGCCGGGGGTTACGATGTCCGCTGGATAGACTGGCAAGACCCCGTCACGATAGTCGTTAATTATTTGAAGGAATACGAAAATGATTGATGAATGCCCACACCCAAGACCTACGCGAGAGACAGTCTGCTCCCTGCCGGGTTTGCTTTATTTCATTTGGGAGCGTGAAGCTATTCGCCTCGCTCGTGAGAACGGCCATCCGGCTCCGTGGACTACAGACCATGTACTCTCTAAGTACAAGTTCACCAACGTCCGTCGCCGCGATGACCGAGTGTCGCAGTGGGTGATTGATAACTTAATAACGCCGAACCTTGAGAGAAAAGATCTTTGGTTCACTCTGCTCATCGCCCGCTTAATCAACTGGCCACCTACACTACATGCGTTGATTGATAACGGCGTTATACCCTGCTCTCCCACAGACTTTGATGCCGCCGCGTTTGAGCACACGCTTGAACGCATCAAAGCCGACGGTAAAAAGGTTTGGACTGGCGCGTACATGGTGTACCCCACAAAAGCTGAGCCGGGGGGTAATAAGGCTAAGGCGGCGGCTAAGTACATCATCGGCGGTGCGATTGAGAACGCTGAACAGATTGGTAGCGCGCTCTGGACGAGTGAGAACAGGATGAGTATTGAGCGGTTTGTAGCTGAGCTGAGCCGATGTTTTGGGATTAGCACGTTCATGGCTGGGCAGGTAGCCGCCGACCTCACTTACACCGGCGCAGACGTAGACGATCTTTTCACTTACGCCCCGATTGGCCCCGGTAGCTCTCGTGGTCTGAACTACTTGTACGGTAAAGCGCAGTTTGCCACGTGGAAGCAAAAAGAGTTTAACTCAAAATTGAGCGGCATTCTTAATGAGATAGTAGAGCGTTTAGAGATAGTAGACATGACACTACACGATGTGCAGAACTGTATGTGTGAGTACGGCAAGTACTGCCGCGCCGTGCGGGGAGAAGGTAAGCCAAAATCTACATACCAACCAGAGACGGAGTTTTAATATGGAACTCGTAGTACGTAATGTTAACGAGGCGTTTAGTGAGATATTCTGGAAGTTTAAAGTGCTCGACATTCAACCGCAAGAGACCCGGAATGGCCCTGCGCTGGTGTATCCAGAGATGGTAACAACCGTGTACCAGTGTCCTACCGAGCGGGTGTTGTTCCACGGGGGGCGAGACACTAACCCTATTTTCCACCTTATGGAGTCTATATGGATGCTAGCCGGACGTAACGACGTTGCGTTCTTGCAGCAGTTTAATAAGCGCATGGCCGATTTTAGCGATGACGGCAAGACCTTTAACGCTGCGTATGGCCATCGATGGCGCACTTACTTCGGGCACGACCAGCTTGACAACGTCATCAAGCTCTTGCGACGCGAGCCTAACACCCGCCAAGCGGTGGTACAAATTTGGTGCGATTACGACTTAGTCAGGAAGACGAAAGACAAAGCGTGCAACATGCAGATAATTTTTGACACGCGTAACGACGTACTGAACATGACTGTCATCAACCGCAGCAACGACATTTGGTGGGGCGCTTACGGCGCTAACGCTGTGCACTTCAGTATCTTGCAAGAGTTCGTAGCTGCCGCCGTAGATTTTAATGTCGGGGTGTACCGCCAAGTGAGCAACAACTTTCACTTGTACACCGAACTTTACAACGCGAAGCAGTATTTAGAGATACCCCCCGATGCCGCTACTTACGATTACTACGCTCAGGATATGTTGCGTCCTAGGCCGATAATGCTTAACAGAAAGTACAAGGTGTTTTTGACCGAGTGTGAGATGTTCTGCGCAGACCCTTACAACGAATTCATCGACTACACCAACCCTTTCTTTGCGGAAGTTGCGCACCCGATGGCCATGATTAGTAAAGTGCGTAAAGAGCATACCGGCGACGGGCGCGACTACGCTATTAAAATTCTAGCAGAAGACTGGCGTCGTGCGGCGTTTGACTGGATAGAACGGCGTGACCAAGCCCGTGATGTAAAAGAAAGTGACAACCGGAAAAAACAAGTTGCCTTCTGTGAAAAAATTGAGCTATAATTTTTACTATAACTGCTAACTGGAGAACTTTGATGAAACAGACTCTTGATTTTATTCTGGCCGGAAGCGATGTAAAACGGTACCATACCGTGACTACCCTCGTGTCTGAAACTGTGGGCCACCACTCTCACGGCGTAGCTATGCTGTGCCTCCTGTTTAACCCCCAGGCTAGTCGTCAGCTGCTGCTGGCTGCGTTGTTTCACGACTTGGCTGAACACCAAACTGGCGACATCCCCTCCCCGGCTAAACGCGAGTTTGGTATCGGCGGCAAGGTGGACGAACTTGAAATACGCCTCATGGCCGCTGTCGGCATAATAATGCCAGACCTGACCCCTGAAGATAAGCGCACTTTAAAACTGTCCGACGTTGCCCACGGGGCGTTGTTTTGTGCGCGGGAGATCTCCCTGGGGAACAAAGGCATGCGCCGCGTTTTTGACCGCTATTTGAGTTATGCCGACGAGATGATCTTGGTCTGCCAAGAACGTGAAATCTTCAACTTGATAAAGGGGTATGCAGAGTGAGCGCAAACGATAAGCAAGTCGGCGGCGACCATTACAAGCTCGGCGGCGAAGAACACTGGGATAGGGTTGCTCGTCTGAACATGAACTATTTTCAAGCTGCTGCAACAAAGTACATTGAGCGGTGTTATTTGAAAGGTAAACCTATTGAAGACCTGCAGAAAGCGGTTCACTATCTTGAGAAGCTGATAGAGCTAGAGCAGCGTGAAGCTGAAGCTTATGAGGCGTGCGAACCTACTCACAGATATGTGAACCAAGGCTGACATGAGCATGGGCACGTGGGTGTTTGATACCGAGACTCTGCCGAACCGTACACTGTTCTGCGCAAAGAACATAGAGACCGGGGACTGGTTCGATCTGTGGCGTCACGCTGACGACGCCCCTGCTCGTCTTACCCGATTCGTGCAGAAACCGGACACGACGTTGATCGGCTTTAATTCTAAGTCGTTTGACAATGCGATTGTGGCGGCGTTCTGTTTGGGTAGAACTGAGATAGAGATCAAGCGCATTGCTGATGACATCATCACCAACCGGCTCGCACCTTGGGTGTCAATGCGTAAGCACAGTTTGCGTGACGTCATACTGGATGACATTGACTTGATAGAAGTTGCGCCCTCTTTTGTCGGCCTTAAGGCGTACGGAGCACGTATGCATATGCCTATGTTGCAAGACATGCCAATAGCGCACGATGAACTAATTAACCCTGAGCAAGAACCGATGTTGTTAGAGTACTGCCACAACGACGTAGACACCACCGTCGAGCTGCTGAATCAGTTAGAGGGTGAGTTATTACTGCGCGTTGAGATGAGCCGCCGGTACGGAGCAGACATGCGCAGCAAGTCTGACTCGCAGATGGCTGAACAAGCGTACATCACCAGCATGCGTCTCAAGCGTAGAGAAAATGAGGTGCCGAAGACGGTTACGTACACACCTCCGGCATTTTTGAAGTTCAGGGACGCAAAGCTGCAGGGGCTGCTTGATCGCGTCTCTAAGCACGTGTTCAACATGAACCAGGCTACAGGCCACGTTCAGTTACCAGACTTTCTCGGGCAGCGGACGATTACGTTCGGAACGGGTGAGTACCAGTTGGGCGTGGGAGGTATACATAGCGTGCATGATAGAAAAGTCTGCCACGTTGCTGGGGGTGATTTGGTCTGTGAAGTTGACGCGGCCTCGTTTTATCCAAGTATCATATTGGAGTGCGGGTTCGTACCCGCAGCCCTGGGCAGTCGGTTCGTTGAAGAGTACCGTAAGATTTACGAACGCCGCCTAGAAGCAAAGCGTAGTGGTGACAAGACCACCGACGCTACGCTTAAGATATCGCTCAACGGCACGTTCGGTAAGTTGGCTAGCCGCTACTCAGTGTTGTATTCGCCGGACTTGATGTTGGCGGTTACGCTTACCGGCCAGTTTACACTACTCATGCTGGTAGAGTGGCTTGAGCGTGCTGGGGCTGTGACGCTATCGGCGAACACCGACGGCATCGCTATCCGCTTCACTAAAGAGCAGAAGGAGTTGGTTGAAAAAGTAGTCAGCAGGTTCAGCGAAGTGTCTCGGTTTGCGTTTGAGTATACGTATTACCGCGCCCTCGCTATGAAAGACGTAAACAACTACATTGCGGTAAAGTGGGATCGGACTCTTAAAGTGAAAGGCATTTATGCGCCGCTTTCTCTTAAGAAGAATCCGACGGCGCAGGTTGCTGCGGATGCGGTTGGAGCGTGGCTGGCTAGCGGTGTACCGCTTGAAACCACCATTAAGAACGCCCCGTTCGTTGACTTCATCAGTGCTCGCAACGTAACTGGCGGAGGTCAACAGCTCGGGGTCTATTTGGGGAAAGTTGTGCGTTGGTATCAGTCAACAGAACTCGGTGGTGAGTTTATTAGATACGCTACCAACGGTAATAAAGTCCCTAAAACAGAGGGGGCGAAAGCCTGCATGACGCTGGCTAATAAAACGGCTCACCCGGAAGATCTTGATTATGATTGGTACATTAGAGAAGCGATAAAGATCGCGATGGCAGTTGGTTGCTCGCAGTACCTCACCCCAGAGCAGCTGGCTCTTGTAGCCCCACCACCTAAGAAACTGAGGAAACGTAATGATTGAACACGGTAACCAACGCACGGTTTACGTAGTACAGGTAGACAACAACAAAGACTTATCTGACGCAAAGAAGTACGGCGCGTTACGGGCGGTTTTCGGTAATCCGCGCAAGCCGTACGACACGGCGAGCATGTTGGCCAAGGCGCGGCGCGTCATGGCTGAGTGGCAAGCGGGTGACCACTTGCTGATGATTGGGGATCCCACGCTGTGCGCAGTGTGTATGTCTGTTGTCAGCGAGGATAACCACAGTATCAACGTATTAAGCTGGGACAGGAACTCGTTCTCTTATCAGCCCCAGCTGTGGGAGTTTAGTAGGGCGAGTCCCAACTACGATGATGAAGATGATGAAGATGATGAAGATGATTTTGAAAACGCAGACGATTAACCACCATAACTGAGAGAGGATAGTATAATGTCAAACTGGCAAGACGCTTTGAAAAAAGGCAAACAAACTGTACCCCCGCGTATTTGTATTTACGGAGGGCACGGCATAGGTAAGTCCACACTGGCTAGTAAGTTCCCAGAGCCTATTTTTATCAGCACTGAGGACGGGATAGACTCACTAGACGTGACCAGTTTCCCAAGGGCAACGAAAGTTCAAGACGTGGTCGAGAACATTAAAACGCTCATAAAGGAGGAGCATAAGTTCAAGACCGTGGTCATTGACTCTGTTGACTGGCTCATAGAGCCGCTAATAGTAACGAATGTTGAAGCGTCTCACGACGTTAAAGATCTAGCTTACGGCAAGTCTCAGATGTTCGTTGCAGAGGAGTTTAGAGAGATACTGCAGGGGTTGGACGTGCTGCGTCACAAGCGCGGTATGAACGTCGTTTTGATAGCGCACGCAGCGGTTGTCAAGTTCGAAGACCCACGCACCGAGCCGTACGACAGGTACCAGCCGAAGCTGCCTAACCGCTGCAACGCTCTCCTGCAAGAGTGGGCCGATGTATTGGCATTTGCTGCGTTCAAAGTGATCATAAAGAAAGCGGACGCAGGCTTTAACGCTACAAAGAGTCGTGGTGTTACCACTGGCGAGCGCCTGTTACACTTTATTGAGAACCCTGCGTTTGCTGCAAAGAACCGTTACACTTGTCCGGAAGAGATCGAGATGACAATTGAGAATCTCGAAAAATTAATCCCCATCGCTAAATAACTGGAGTAGTATAGAATGGCTAAATTTGGATTTGACACAACTGACATAGAACCCGCTACAGGTGTAACCGGCGGCTCTTATGATCCGATTCCTGAAGACGAGTACACGCTGAAGGCTCTTGAGGCTGAAGAAAAAGACACAGCTGCGGGGACAGGAACTTACATAAAAGTTAAGTTCGAGGTCGTTAAGGGTGAGTTCGCTGGTCGTTGGATTTGGCAGAACTTCAACATCAACAACCCGAGCGAGAAAGCTCAGCGTATAGGGCGTCAGCAGATGGTGGCGTGGGCTACGGCGTGCGGCAAGCCTGACGCGGACGACACTGACAGGCTGCTTGACAAGCCTTTCAGCGCGGCGGTGAGTATTGAGAAGGGCACCGGCGGCTACGCTGATAGCAACCGCATTAAAGCCTTTTTGTTCAATCAGGAAGCCCCGGCCAAGCCCGCGCCGAAAGCCCCGGCCAAACCTCCGGCAGCTCCCGCCGCTGGCAAATCCGCTAACCCTTGGGATTGAGTCATGGTAGCCATACCGCCTAAACCAGAGCAGGATATCATTAACCGGGTCTACTCGGCTATTGAGAAAGAGAAGTCTTCAACTGACCTCTACCTCGGGCGGCTTGGCTCGTCTTTTATAGGTGAAGAATGCATACGTCAGATTTGGCTTGACTGGCGCGGGTTCGCTCGCGAAGGTTTTGGCGGACGTATGCTTCGCTTGTTTGAGACGGGGCACTTGCAGGAGGAGCGGATTGTAGCCGATCTGCGCCGCGCAGGATTGGCCGTTTGGGACAAGCAGGAAGATGGTAAACAGTTTGAGTTCATAGACGAGACCGGCCATTTTATCACCAAGATGGACGGGGTGGTTAAAGGGGTGCCAGAGTCTGAAAAAACTCCGCATGTTCTTGAAGTTAAAACGCACAACCAGAACAGTTTTAGCGGGGTCGTAAAGAAAGGTATCCAGGACTCTAAACCGTTACACTACGCCCAGGTTCAGATCAGTATGGCGTTGGGCAAGTTTACCCGTGCACTTTACGTCGCTGTCTGCAAGAACGACGAGCAGTTTTACGTTGAGCGCGTCAAGGAAGACAAAGAAGAGCAAGAAAAGTTGAAGCAGAAAATCATTAAGCTGGTTGAGGCGCGTCTGCGCCCTGCCGGTATTAGTGATGACGGCAGCAGCTTTGGGTGTAAGTTCTGTAGTATGAAGGCGGTTTGTGTTCGTGAGGCCGAACCCTTGCGACACTGCCGCACCTGCTCTATGGCCACACCTACTCCGGCAGGAACGTGGACTTGCGAACTCAACAAAGAAACTCTCAGCTTAGACGCTCAACGAGCTGGTTGTGAACATTACGAGGCGTTATGATTACAATCGGTATTGACCCAGGGTTAAGCGGCGCTATCGGCGTTTTACGTGACGGCGTTTTTGTAGCCGTGGAAGATATGCCGATTGTAATTAAAGGGGGTTCTGGAGTTGTAAAAAACGAAGTAGACCCCGCCGGGTTGATCACCATGCTCAGGCGATACGCTCCCGGTGAGGAAGCGGTATGCGTTGCGCTTGAGCGGGTGAACGCCATGCCCGGCCAGGGGTCTTCTTCTATTTTTAGCCTGGGGGACAGCTTCGGCTCTGCACGGGCTTCAATTGCAGGTTGTCGGTTTGAGACTGTCTATATGACCCCGGCGCAGTGGAAAAAACACTTCAAACTAACTAACGACAAAGAGCAGAGCAGATCGCTTGCGATACGCATGTTCCCCACAGCGCCGCTCAATCTGAAGAAACATTCTGATCGAGCAGAGGCGCTGCTCATGGCTCGCTGGCTTTACGAGACGAGGTATAAATGATTAAGACACATGTGAGCGGTATACCGTGTCAGGCAGAAATGACTGGCGGGTACTACCAAAAGCCTGACTACACCACCTGGGCTAGTGACTTGGATTACTACGGCGGGTGGTTTGACGTAGAGTTTGAAATCTACGACCGTAAAGGGTATCGAGCTAAATGGTTAGAAAATAAAATGTCAGAAGACGATTTTTCTAGAATAACGGCAGAACTACTGGAGAACACCGATGGAACTTTTTGAAGCGAAGTGCCCATGGCATATTCAAATTGGCAGCTTGTTTATTGCGCCGGGGCGCGTACCTAACACCGGCACGGTCTGGCTAGGAGAGATTAACGGAAGACAGGGCGGCGAAATTAAAACCGATGAGCTGGCCGAAGTGCTACTTGCGTTTTACAACCGAACTATTAATGCGCGAGAAAACTCATGACACCGGCGGGGCGTATCAAAACAGGCACTGAGCGCAGCGTTTGTTTTGATGCGTCCACATGAGCATCCCCGGCTTTATCTCTAAACAACTGGGTGGGCAGCGATAAAGCCGGGTTACCGCCCACCCAATACTCATCTTAGCGTTTCGCGTTGCCTTGCAATGTCAGCTTCAATGTCTGGGCCTACCATTACGTCTCCCGGCACTCGTCTAGAGTCCGCTTCAATGTCTGCCGGCTCGCCGCCGGTGTATATCGGAGACGGAGGGTACGCGGTGTTCAGCCCCATAACCGCACCTGCTTCTGCCCGATTAAACGTAGCAGCAGCGGTGGCGGCTCCAGCGCTTTCTTTCTCGAGGAACCTCACCGCTGCAGCAACCTCGTGCGGGTCGCTTGAGACCAGCAGCTTGGCGACTCGCTCGGCAACCTGGTCGCTGATACTGGCTTTAGACACCAGGTTAGCCGCCATGTTGGTCAGAGAGCCAACCCAGCCCGTAGTCATAGCGTCGCTCAGTGCCGCGCCGACCAGCCCCTCGCCTTCGTCAAACGCGGCTACTCCGGCGGTTCTACGCGCAGTGGGGGAACCGGCTAGAATCCTATTGGACTGCTGGAACAGCTGGCTTTCGCGCTCCATAGCGGCCTTGAACAAATCAAACTTAGCCGGACTACCGAACAGCGGCATCAACTTTCTTTGCATCTCCGGAGAACCAATTAAGCGTTGAGCGGCGTTGATGTTAGCGGTTGGATCCATGACCGTTGAATATATATTACGGACAGCGCCGGTTCTAAATGCATCTTGCTCTGCAGCGCTAAACCCTTTCATCATACTTGTAATCTGCTCAGAATCTAGTGCTTTAAAGTCGTCTCTGCCTATCCGCAGTGCATCTAACACTTCTGCGTCCCCAGCGTACTGCTGCCGCGCAGTCCTGTAAGCAGACACGCCGTCCACTTCGGTTGCTCTGTCTAATGCGTCAACCATCGATCTTTTCAACTGTTTCAGACTGTTGGCTTCAGCGCTGCTCATGCCTTCGCCTCTGTAGCCCCGGTCTATTACCGCGTCCATGCCGCGCTTAATATAATCAAGAGTGCGTACATCGGGCAATTTTGCTAGCGTGATATTGCCCGCAGAATCAGCTATAAATATATCATCTAAGACGTACTTGCTCGGGTCTTCGCCCCGTAACTCAGCCGCAACTTTTTCGTTGTCAGCAATCTTTTTGGCTTCGTCAAAAAACGTCTTAAACTGCGGGTTTTGCAGCACGCGGTTAATTGTTGGGTCGTTAACGGTGCCGAAGCTGTACGCATCATCGTATAAAGTATCTGCATTGCTACGCAGGTTCTGAACCATTTCTTGCTCTTGAGCGTAGAAGTCCCCTTGCGTTCCCGTGCCCCGCTTGGTTTGCCCCATCACTCTCTCACGCTGGCCGACCCTGTTTCTCTCTAGCCCTGTTTCCATTACGTCTGCCGCGCCCTCTCCTTTTGCCGCAACGACTTCACCTAGGCTTACGGTCGGTTTAGACACGTTGGCAAGGGTAGACGGTACACCCATCCCTCTGTCTGCGGCGACACGCGCTTCTGCTTCAGCAGGGGTTAGTTCCGAGCGCGTTAACGCCTGGTTAACTTTCCTAGCTGCACGCCTATCAAGGTAGGGAACCGAGCCGCTTAGACGGTCTTTCAGCCAGTTGTACCCCGCGCCCACGCCGCGCATAGCGACTGGCGTTGCCCCGCCGAGCACTGTCCCTACGACCGCGCCGGGAACCGCGCCTTCTAAGCGTTCGCCAGGATCACTTGAACCTGCTCCCGCAACAGTACCAGTTGCGCCCCCGACAACCATGCTGCGCAGGTAAGGGTTCTGGGCGAGTGTTTTTAGCGCGCCCGCTGTCCTAGCGGTTGTAGCAACCGCAGCTGGAGCCGCCGCGCCTCCCGTGAAAGGAGTCGCCATATAAGAGGCCACCATTGGCAGCACCCCGCCTGCGAACTCAGATGCTGGGGCTATGAACGGATTCTCAGCAGAATATCTAGCGTAGTCTTGTTTAATATTCTCAAGCTCTTTCTCATACGTGTCTTCCCCAACTTTAGCACGTAGCCACGCCTCAGCTTCGTCTCCCCAACCCATAGCAAGACCTTGACCCAGCAGTGCCCTTGTAAAATTGCCCGCGTCATTAGCCATTATTCTATGCCTCCGTCTATTGTTGCGGGGGGAGTTGTCATACGGTAAGCCCCGGAGTTGATCTGCTCAAGACGACCTTGCTCTCTAGCTAAACTCTTCTGAATTTCTTCGTAAGCTCGCATCATGATTTTTGCGCGGTCTTCTTTTGTTGCAGACCCGATACCTTGCAGTTCTAGCAAGATAGCCCGCTCTCCTTCCGTCGGAGCGCCCCCAAAAGTAGCTCTCAATAGTTCTAGCGCTTGAGAGCCGAGCAGGTTGTCTATCTGCCTAGTGTTAACATAGATAGGGTCGTCACTGCTAGATATATTTCCTAAAAATTGCCGCGTTTTTCCTATCCATCCTCCATCTAAACTGTTGGGATTAAGCGCATACGCTTGGGAGAGATTATTCAAAGCTGTGGTTAAACTGCCGACATTGTCTTCTGTTTTTGTTTTGAGAGCAATTTCGGTAGGACTCAGCTGCTGTTGTCTCTCGCTTCGCAGGCTTAGGTTATCAAGCTGCAGCTGGGTCATTTGTATCTGTCTGTCAATGTCAATTTGAGCTAATTCTTGAACTCGAGCAGCGAATTCGGGAGTCCCCATCTGCAGCCCTTCATCCCGCGCTTGTTGACCGGCGTTAGACTGGGGCTTACCTGACGCTACGTACTCTTTGATCATCTCTGTACCTATGGCGCGCTTGTCTCTCATCTCCTCTGCAGCTAACGAGCGTAGCGTACTCAAATCTTCTTTAGCCGCGTCCATCTTCAACTCTTGCGCTTTGAGAGCTAGGTTCAACCGGTCTTGGCTAGAGGCTCGTCTGTCTTTGGCGTACTCAGACATCTCTTTGCCGACCAGCCCAATGTTCTCACTGAACTGACCCGTTTTAGTAGGTGCACCGAAAGCCGACGCCAGTCGGAAGTACAGCTCCGCTTTTGAGTTACTGTCACTTTCCGGAGACGACATAGCGCCACTGAGCATTTCGGCAAAAGCGTCGCTCTCTTGCTGCGCTCTATCACGAGAGGTCTTAAGCTCTTCTGCGTAAATGCTTTCTGAAGGACCATAAGCCGCTAACATGGTTTGTAGATCAGCCATACGATCATTGGGAGCCGCAGCTACCGCAGGAGGCATGACAGTCGCAGGAGGCATGACAGTCGTAGGAGGTATGATATCTTCTTCCTCAACATAGCCGCTTGGCAGCGAAACGCGCCCAGCGGTTTGGTAATGCGTCTTCACCGCACCACCATGCGAGTACGCCCAGTATGGGTTGTTCGGATCGAAATACTGGCCGTCGTCGCTTGCATCGGCGGTGTTCGTAGCGGCAGTTTCCGTAGTCGTTGTGACTGGCGGGGCAGATCCGGTCGCTACGACGGGGCTGGCAGTCGGTACGTAAGCTGGGTTGTACTGGCTTTCCCATCCGTGCCAGTTGGGGTCAGTCACTGAACCAACGCCGAATGTTTTTTCAGCGTTAGCTTTCAGGTCGCCCATCGTGTAGCCGATCTTGCGCTGGCTGTTGTAGTACGCCTGCCGGTCTGCGTCAGACATAAGTTGCGCATTGAGTCCTACCGCGCCGTACGTAGGAGCCTTCAACGGTGTGCGTTCCAGTGGCATGACGGAAGCTGTCATACCTCTATCCGGATTAAACGCTGTGCCCATCGCGTTACGAGTATCACGATCACTCACGCCGTATTTTTGTTGTATTGCCGCCCTTTCCGACGGTGTAGCACCGGGGTTGCTGGCAAACCAGTTTTGAATGTCTCGGTTGGCTTGATCAATCCCAATACCCCCAGGCGCATTAACTCTTTGCGCCATTGGCGAGTACGAGTACGCGGTGGAAGGCGCGCTTGATGCCGTGTTGAATTGTGGTTGAGAATACATGCCGGGTGAATTCTGCAGACGGTTTTCGTACTCTTTTTTGTATATGTCATACGATTTATTGTCGAGGTTGTACTTACGTACTGACTCATCAAAAGCGTCTTTGTCAGCCTGAGTAGCCCCCGCATCAGGGGCTTTTCCGGGGGCAGCTGCTCCGGAATAGTTGACCATACCCGGCGTGCTAACGCCGAATTGACCCATGAGTTTTTTCAGTTCGTATCCCATTTCTTGCTCCTTAACCGAATTCGTTCATGCCTTTGTATGTGTACAGCCCTGACGCCAGTTGTGACAGCGGCGAAGCCGAATATGTGTTACCGCTTGACCCGCCAGTTTGGGTTTGCCTTTGCGGTGTTATCGGTGCCATGCCGCGCACTTGAGTGCTGAGCCAGTCCATCTGCTGCTGCGGGAACAGCTGCTCGTTCTGGAACTGCTGTTGCGCTGCATTAAGTTGTTGTTGCGCCTGCTGCTGTTGAGCGCCGCCAGCGGCTTCTAGCGCCGCACTGTCCACGTAACCCATCCGCTGCTGCTCTTGAGCCAGCCCTGCAACATTTGAAAGCGCACCCATCTGGCGCTGGTAGTCTTGCGCCTGAGCCTGCTGCGCCGCCTGCGCCGCGCTCAGACCGAACTGTTGTTGTGCCTGCCCCGCAGCGGTTTGCATCTGCCCTAGGTTACCCAGCTGCGACATTTGCTGACCGGTGAGCTGACCCTGAGTCTGACCCAAGTTGATCAAATTAGATTGCTGCTGCCCCGTTAGCTGACCAGCAGTCTGACCAAGGTTACCCAATGCAGAAGCCTGCTGAGCGGTCAACTGACCAGCAGTCTGACCCAGGTTTCCTAGTGCAGACGCCTGCTGAGCTGTTAGTTGACCCTGCGTCTGACCGAGGTTACCGTACTGCGCGCCGCCCTGCAGGACGCGAGATAGATCTGCTCCTGAAATGCTACCCACCGTACCAGCCAACTGCGCCTGACGTGCTAGATCTGCCTGAGAAGCGGCGAGAGCTTGCCCGTACCCTTGGTTAGCCAGCTGCGCCTGCTGACTGAGAATTGATGCCTGAGTGTCGCGCAAAGCGCGGCTACCAAACTCACCCATGCGGCTACCACCAAACTGACCGGCTCGGATGAACGAGTCAGACACGGCGGGCAGCAGATTTTCAGAAAGATTACGCGCTCCTTGTTTAGCCAGTAAGTCCATCGCACCTGTTTGGTACGGACTCATATATTGTTCAATACCTTGGGCAGATGACCGAGACGCGGCTTGAAGGTACGGGTTAGCTGCGTTTAGAGCGCGGTCAGACAACGCCTGTGCGGTGGTTGCTCCAGCTTGGCTCATGTACGGTTGCGCTGCTCCGTAAATGTTGCCCGCAGCAGTACCGGCTTGACTCATGTACGGTTGCGCTGCTCCGTAAATGTTGCCCGCAGCAGTACCAGCCTGACTCAAATAGGGTTGTGCCGCGCCCATGATGTTCTGCTGACCGGCTTGCGTCAGAGCGCCTTGTGCGGCTCCAACAATGTCTAGCTGCCCTGCTCGATTAAAATAGTTTTGGCCAGCGTTCAGGTTTTGGTCTACAAGACCTTGGCGCAGGTATTGGTTTTGCGCGGTTTTTAAAGCGTCTGCTGTGCCCGCAGTAGTCATACCCTGCATACCGGCTTGAGCAACGTTCATGCCCGGTTGCCATACTCCCTGGTTAGTCTGTACCTGTTTGTACGCCTGCTGCTGTAGCGGTGATAGCTCAGCCACAGTAGGCATGTCGTACGACTCGTACGGTCGGTTAGCTAAGTTCTGCGCTACTTGGATTTGGTTGTAAATCGCATCCTGCATCCACTTGGGCGTCTCTGACGTGGACGTTGCGTAGTCTGTAGCGGTTTGCGGAGACCCTTGGAATAAGCTGCCCATTATGCGATACCTTTTATGTAGCTGAGAGGAGACTTAGCGTTAGGGCTTATTTTGCCCCGCGCCAATGCCTTGCCTTTTTGAGCACGGATGCCCCGGCGCATCTCTTCTAGTCGCCGTGCGCCTTCCTTACTTGAGCCGTCACCCAGCATGGCTACGGTTTCTGCGTCTATCACGTATTCTCCGTCGGAGAGCTTTGCGTCAATGGTATCGGCTCGACCCGAACCCGCGCCTTGGGCAAACCTGGCAATCGCAGACAGAGGACCGCCACGGGCTAGCGCAGGTTGTGCAGGCTGCGCATTGTATTCTCCACCGGTAATTCTCGGCCAGTTTCTGGCCATGTATTGGTTAAGGCTCAGGTTACTTGCGTTGGCATCTGTTTGTAATTTATTCCAGTCCCACGTCACGGAGGGGCGATTAAAGTACTCTTGCTGCGCTGGAGACATCTGCTGCACCGCTTGCTGTACGGGTTCAGGAGCACCTTGCAGTGCGGATAAAACACTTAACCCGCCCAGCACTTTACCTGCCGTGAGACCTGTGCCGCCGCCTTCACCCGCCCCGGTATCACCACCGCCGGTGATCTTTTCCCAGAAAGACGGTTCTGCCATTGGTTCCCTAGTAATGCCCGCTCCGGTATTTACTGCCGGATAAGAGACCGACCCAGTCATAGGAGCAACGCCGGGGTTCTCGTAGAACCTAAAGTCTGTAGAAGGTTGACCAATTGGTCTCCTAGTAATTCCGGCTCCGGTGTCTACGCCAGGATAAGTGGTGGCCTCGTAGTCTGTACCAGACTGAAGATTTTGCACCACAGCGTCGGACGGTTTATACGTAAGACCAGTCGCTATTCCGGACAGAGCGCCGAGCGAAGCTGCAGTCTCAGGATCGTAACCCGCTGTCAGCGCGTTACCGAACGTCTGCCCTGCGGTAGAGACACCCTGCCTAAGCGCGGTTGGTCCAGACACGCCACCGGCCACCTGCCCTATCCCGCCGCCTATACCGCCCTGCAGCGCACCCTTACCGAACCCTTCGCCGGTAATCTCGCCGCCTATGCCGCCCACCAAAGCGCCGCCAAGCACGGCTTGTCCTGTCTGCCCTAGCCCCAGGTTCATGGCTCGGTTTGCAGCGCCGCCGACATAATTGCCAGCGCCACCGCCCAACCCGCCCATGAGAGCACCCCTTTTCCAGTCTCCTCCGGTTGCTGCGCTGGTCACACCACCGAGGATAGCGCCGCCCAGTACAGAAGCTCCAACACCGCTAGCACCTAAAAACGAACCAATCGCGGTGCCCAAGCCAGGGGCAAGAAAAGTCAACGCGATAGGTAGCGCGGCTTTCAAGAACTTCTTAAGTGAAAAGTATTCGGGGTAGCCTGTGTTAGGATTGATAGTACCGCCACCGCCCATGCGCTTGAGCATCTCAGCTTCACGCGGGTTAATGTGCGCCATCATCGTGTCGCCGTGGCGACCCAGAGACGCTAAGCCGCCCCGCGCAAAACCCTTCCGCTTGTTTCTCTCCTGCATACCGTAGAGCAGGACAAGCAGAGAGATTATAGCCACTTGGTCGAATTGCTCAGGTAAATCGCCTGGATCCACCATGTCGTCACTCACAGCAGCGGCAACAATTTGCGGGTACTGATCGGGGTTGTTCAGAGCGAACTCTAACATCTCAACCAGTTCGTCCAGATTTTCACCCGTGATCGGCATGTCGCCAATTTGGTTCTCAAGGGTCAACACCGCTTGAGAGAACCGGGGGTCTGCTTTTGCCATCTCTAAAATCTGCTGCTTGTCCATTAGTGCTCCGAATTATTCAGCCGCTTGACAGAATCTTTCAGCCCAGTCCCGCCAATCTTCAAACTGGTAGGGTAGGGGGAAGTTTTCTTTCAAACTCGTGTTATTCAAAAATTGCATTGCCCAGCTCTGCCAATTCTCTTCTACGTCCAGACGACCGAACGCGCCGTAAGAGTCCAAGTCAAGCGATATTTGGTCAGCCCAGTCTCGCAGCCCCAACCCCGTAGGTAGTGTAATGCGTATACTCATCCCAACACCGTCTTATCGCCGGAATCGATGTGTCCGATAATCTGGCCCATTTGGTAGTCACCGCCTACGGCGTTCGACTGGAAACGCACACGCAGCTCTCTGCGCTGCTCTTTAAGCATGACTATTTGTTGATACGGTTCAGTGGCCGATTCAGGGAATGAGAACTCGCTGCTATACACCTCGGGCGCTCGGGCGTTGGCTCTGCCCGTGACTTGCACAGTCATAGGGCCAGCCTGGATGAAGTCCGGCTCAATCTCAGTGATCCTCAAGTACTCATTCTTACCCTGGGGCAGCGAGGACAGGTCTGCAGTCTCAAAATAGGATTCTATAGGCGAAGCCGTTTGCCCTTCTATCTCGTCAACACCCTGCTCTTGTATCCACACGCGGTAACCGCTAGCCGTGGTAACGCAGTCTGTCAGCAGGGGTGCAGCAAAGCCGTTGTTGTAGCCGCCCGAGGCGCGTCCAGACTCAGGTAGGGCTGTGTCGTACCAAGAGTTCTCACGCACGTTGTAAATAATCGCGTGCGTGCATTCGGTTGCGTCATCACGCGGATAGCACCACCAGATTTCGCCAAAGTGTGGGACTTTAAATGCGAACACTTTACTGCGTTGACTTTCGTTGATGTTGTCAAAGAAGTAGTTAAGATTAAGCTGGTTGGGCACTTCACGCACCACACCATTGAACATCAAGAAGCGGTCAACGCCGCACCAAAAGAACACGCCGTCGTAGTCCACAACGCAGTCGGGTGACATGATAGACGTGTCAGTAGCGATAACGTCGAACTGGAACACGGTTGTGCCGCCGGTGAACGTGGCGCGAATTACAGCGTCGTAAGCCCAGAACACCCCCGCAGGCGCGGTTCCGGAGCCTGCTCGCAGCGGCATACCCTTGACGATCTTTTGCCCCCAGACTCGGGCAATGCCAGAGCCAAGACCGCTCAGGTCGGTAAAGTCGCCCGCAACAGACCAGCCCACAATCCCCGCCGTACCGTAGTAAAACAGATAGGGGAAGAGCATCACGATGCCGCCTGTTACATTAGCGCCCGCCGGTAACGGGATCTCTATCAAAGGCGCAGTGCCGAGCACGTTACCGTAAAATATCTGCCCGCCGGTGTCATTACACACGCACTGCAGGTTGGGGGCGACGTGCGCAATGATAGAGTTATCAGTAGTTGATGCGTCATACGCTGTCTGGAACATCCACTGGTTGTCAGCAGAACTGACCAGTGCGTTTAAGCCCCCAGCCATATTAGTCACAGTGGTAGTGATAGTTGTTGTACTGGCCACCACTACAAACCCGTTCGTGCCCTGGCCAACAGTCGCAGCCGTGATAGTGATCACCGCGCCGACGGCCACCGCCGAGTAGTTGGGCGTAGATGTAAAGGCGGTAATATTCGCTGCAACAGCGGTTGCGGTTGTAGGCAGGTCAGTCGTAAATGCAACGGAGCCTGATGTGATAGTCACACCGTTGACCGTGATACTGTTAACCGATCCAGCAGCGCCGCCAGTTAAAGTGACCGTGCCGGTCGCCGCTACACCGACAGGCGTTCTAGAGCTGATGACCGAACTGTTTTTAGTGCTGTCTATCGTAAACCGCTCAACAGTTGACGCACCAGCAGAGTGGCAATACTGCAGACCCTGCTGAGTAAAGCTATTGAAGCCGCGAGAGATCTCTGTCAGGTACTTGTTGATTGAACGGTAGCCGCCTATCTTTCTCGGCAACCCGCGCTGAAACCTGACCCATTGCCCATCAGTATAAAAATCACCTTCGAATTTAGTGCCGTCCCGCTTAATACCGGGAAGAGATTTTAATACTAAGGTGCTTTTGGGCATCAGAATGTCCCGCCGTTAACCACGCCTGCAGGAGCAATCCCCAGCGCTGTCCATGCTGCCTGCTGAGTTGCGGCAATGAAAATAGCATCGCCCGTAGCCGTAGAGCCTAGGTTGATCCGCGCACCGGCAGCGGTTGTAGCCCCCGTGCCTCCGTCAGCAATTGAGATCGGCACAGACACCGTGCTTGTGTCTGCGTCCACCACATTGGTGCCGTCACTGTAAAGAATGGCTCTAGCCCCAGTAGCGACCACCACGCCGGTGCCGGCAGACGTTTTTACAGTCAGCGTGTACGCGCCTGTGGTGGCGTTGCTCACCCAATACTGCTGGACAGTTGCAGGGACGATAATTACGCGGTTACCCGTTAGAATCCCGGTAAAGTTGTACGCAATCCGGTTTAGCTCAGATCCCGTCAGCGTATAGTTGCCCGTGCCGGGAACGGCGATTGAGGTGTAGTCAAACGCAAACGTGGCAGACTGGCCGAAGCCGATTGTGAAGTAGTCTACTCCGTCGGTGGCAATGATTGCAGAGTCGCCTGGGCTAAAGCTCAAAGTCGCCGCGCCGTTGATAAGCGGAGTACCTGACGGGTCTACTACGACAGAACCACCCCCGCCGTTGCGGAAGCACAGGAACCAGTTATCGCCCATCGTGGGTGCAGAGGGTAGTGTCAGCGTTCCCCCGCCCGTGCCAGTCCACACGAACATCTTGGCGCGGTCGGTGACGCCCGCCGTGTAGTCTGTGTTAAAGTTGGTAATCGGCACAGACTGACTCAGCACTGTGCCCACAGCCACAATCCCTGTCCCAGCCAGCGCCGAAGCGTTAGCGGTAGAAGTGGTTGCCCCGTACTGCAGAATTGACCACGTGCCGTTAACGGTACTGTTGTCCGTTAGGTAGATCTGCCACAGCGTTCCCGCCGCAACCGTGACAACCTGTGTGCCCCCAGCGTTACGCACCGTGATAGTTTGTGCGCCAGTGTTGTTAAACAGGATTGTCTGACCGGTGCCGGTTTTGCTTGCGTCCGGCAGGTACACGCTGCGTCCGGCAGAAGCGGCAGACATGTTAATGATGCGCGTCGCTAGATTATTACTAGTAGACGTTTCTATAGGCCAGCTGAGCGTTACGTCTGCTGTCAGCGTTAGAGAGCTGTAGCTGATCTCGCTCGGGTAAATGTTTGCGCCACCGAACACATCATTATAAATAGGCATTACGCTTCACTCCTGTTCGCCGACCG